TGCTTTTGGTGCCTTCTGCTGGAGCAGTGCTCGAGATGTGCATTCCGGCCCCAAACGTCTTAAGATGCTTTTGGCGGCCAAAGCTTTCTCATACGCATACATGTACCGCGGTTGCCCGATCGTAGACGCCCTGGCTTGGCGCGTGTTGTCCGATTGCATGCTCACTGCCAACAATGTGACTAAATTCATAATCAATGAACGGAGCTTAAACTCATTTGAGCGTGAGAGAATTATGGCAAGTCTAGCTCATGTGCGAGGGTATGACGGACCTGCTGAGGTCAGTCTCGGTTCACGGCTCTTGGTTGAGCGCCGCTACAACATCACCGTCTCAGAACAATTGCGGATTGAGAAGCGAATCAGCTCATGTCGTCCGATGGAAGTGATCGAGACAGCCTTCGATATCAACCCATCGTGGCGGTGGTTCTTCGAGAATCGCGTATCTTCCTTCGCACAGAGCTTCCCGCGGCGTGGTAATGCCCCTCCGACGGCTGGAGAACACCGCGTATCATATCAACCCGTGTCAGCCATGCTGTTGGCCGACCAAACCTGCGGGCGATTGGGATGGGTGTCCCAGAAGATTTTTCCAAAGAAAAATCAACCCGATTGCGCTTTAGCACGATCATCACGCTTACTATTAACGACTTTAGGGGTATTGACCTTATTGTTCTTATTACTAACAACGAATTTTGCCATGTCAAGGGCAAACAACAAAAACAAAAACAACAACAAGCCTCAGCAACAACGTGTTGCATCCAAGGCAGTCGCAATCATGCGCACACCGAACCGCAGTCGCTCCCAATTTGGCAACGATGAGCCCAACACCTTCCGTAGCCCGGGCCCGCTGATGAAGCGCAATGCCCCGAAGGGCCACAACAATCAGGACTACAATGTGATTGCGGCAACCGCTGGTCGCATAAACCGTAGCCGCGGTAACGGTCTATCCTCGATCGCACGTGATTACGCACAGGCCATAATGGATCCAGAACACGGACCGTTGGTTGGCGTGCCGACTGAATGGCCTATCGCACCGTCATTCAAGTACCGTGCGTGGGCCACAGGCACCATGACCGTCGGCACTAATGGCGTCGGCTTCCTCCAATGCGGCCCGGGACGATCACAAGCCTCCGACTACAATGCAATCTACTATAGTAGTGCGGCGTATGCACTGTTGACTTTACCGTCCACCTACGTCGAAGGAGGCGTCTCGACCACCAGCGTCAACAGTCCGTGGGCCGCCGCTGATTTTGCCACGACCTCACTCAAATTGCAGGGCCGCGTAGTCGGATTCTCAATGACACTTACGTATATCGGCACTGAAAACAACCTGGGAGGTGTGATTCTGTCAATCCGCCACCCGGATAACGCCAATATGATCACTGGCCTGACCAATGCCAATCTGAACTCTTTTCCAACCGCGGAACGTTACGCGGTAACCACCAAGCGTGACACGATCACCTTGGTCTGGGTCCCGACCGCCTCTACGGACGTTGATTACGTCACTCCGTCAGCCACCGATCCTTTGTCCATGGTCATGTATGTTAACAGCACTGCCGGCAACAACTTCACATGGGCCGTTAACGGCATCTACGAGACAGTCGGCGTCAATATCCCTGGCAAATCTGACTCACACGGTGATCCCAGCGGCTTTGCCGCCGTCTTGTCCACCGTTGAGAATTCGTCGTCGTCTTGGGCGGGAAGCGCACGATCAGCCGTTAGCGGATTGGTCGGTGCCGCCGGGTCTGAACTGCTCCGCATGGGTGGTCGAATGGCCGCTGCCGGCGGCGCTGGCGCCATGCGCCTCTTATCCCAGTATGCACAGGAGCTGTATGATTGGCGCAGTCAGCCTCGTTACCGCATTGAGTATGCGTCTCCGTTCCACCACGGTCCCACCGTGGAGGAAATCCACGAGTTGATTAAAGTTGGCACGGACATCATCACCTTCACAATTGCCGAGTTTCGCGCCCTTGTCGCATCTGGCGCAATAACGCTTTTGGCCTATGAGCCGCAACTGTTGTGCATTTACGATGACATTGAGTACTCCGGCGTCTGGGATATGGGCAACATATATCTGACGCCCACCCCAGCGCCGCCCGCCGTCGCCTCGAACCCCGCGACGCGACAAGCCACTGGATCGTCCCAAGCGTCGGATGTGCCCGGGAAACCGAGCGCAATCCAGTCTGCG